AGTTATTATATCAATAACTTCATTTCCTTTTAAATTTTTACCCATTGCAATACCAAAATCATAATGTTCTACATATTATTTAGGCACAAAAGATAGGCCGAATAACCACTTTCTTGTTCCCCAGTAGACATATTCTGACATATTTCAGTCTGACCATTATAAGTATACACCCAATTATCCAGTGTGTATTGCACAACATCATGATGTGTATGATAAGAATTTACAAAATTATCTCTATCTGCAACAGTTGTGTTCAAATCTACAAGGGAAGTGTGCATATCTATTAATTGATAAGTGTCTCTACTGTTCATAACATCAGTAAAACTAAATGCAGTATTATCCGTGTTGTGTATTCTAAACTCAAACTTTTGGTCAGAAGTAAGACATAAGTCCTCAACAAATCTTGAATCACCCCTTATTATATAACCATGTCTACAACCACCATTTGTTGGCATAAAATGAACAAGGCCTTCTACAACCCCATTTATAGTGTCAACCCCTATTCTTATAGTGTTATTTGCTAGTAATTCATAAGAGATATAACTCTCTGATACCATGACTTCTGCATTAGCTTGAATATTCTCTAAGGTAATCTCTATTGGATTACCATCTGAGTCTAATATTTGACCAGTTTGGTTTGCAACTAATTCCCTAAAACTATGTTCTCGTTTAAAGAAAAAGGTATCACCAACTGATGTTCCTTCTGATTCATTATAAATGTCAAAAGTAATTGTTTCAAACGGTGTATTTGCAAGTATAGTTTCTACTAAATTATCGGATACTGTTGAAATCATATTCAAATTATAGTGATCTCCGACTATATCTTCGATCTTACTCGATGTGGTCAAAAAATCCACGATCTTCTCACCGATTTCTTGTTTTTCAGTATCTTCGGATGCTATAAAATCCTCATAAAAGTCTATTGGATTGATATAATACTGTTGATGTAAGTCAAAAAGGACATCGCTTATCCTAGATGAGACCTGTGATCCTATGTTATCTGCCCCTAATTGACACCCATCTTCTATTGGTATATCATTAGTAAGGGAATCAACTATGTATTGGGTAAAAAGTGTGGTAAAAGGCGTTATATTCGCTCTCTCTGTCGCATTATCATAAGGGAAATACATCATAGTATAGGCATTTTCAACCGTCCCTCTGACGCTGTCAGTGGCTCCTACAGGCACTTCTGCTACCCTTGGACGCAGGTTTGCACATGCTAAATCATAATCATCCACTAAAATGAACTGAGATTCAACAAAATAGTATTCCTCATTTGCTAAGTCTTCCGTTGCACTGGGTTCGCCTTCATCTTGAACAAGATTCCAGTTAAAGTCTATGTAAACATTTGCACCACTGATATAACCATCAATCACCTTTGTTTGTAAGATGTATTGGGATGTTGGTGCAATCGTGGCTGTAAACCCTTGGGATGTAACTGTTGGTATCTCTACTGTTGTAGAACTACCACCGCCACAAGCACTCAATAATAATATACTACTGATTGTAATTAAAGTCTTTATATTTTTCATTTTTACCTCTATCGAAAACTGGTGTCTCATCATCTTCTACTGCTGAATCAATTAACTCTTCCTGAGCCTCTTGTTCACAATCGTATAACTTCATACGACTTCTATCAATACCAATTACAAATCTTTTGAATATGGTAGGGTCATTATACCTATTTTTTAATTGTTTAATAACCATTTGGTCTAACTCTTCTAATTCATCGGATGTAATCATTGCAAACATGAAGTCTGCTGTTGCTGGTAATCCAAATGATTCGGAAGTATCTGTTAAACCAATATCTGTTGAGGCAAACCCCGCTCTTGTGGTTTGAGTTGCACTCATAACTGGAACATCATATTCTACTGCAAGTCCTCTTAACTCCTCTGCAATACTCTTGACTAATGTATATGAGTTTGCGCCTGCGCCAGGCCTAATTCTATTTGATGCACAAATATTTAAATAATCAATAAATATAACATCGGGTCTAAAATCCTTTTTAATCCCTAATTCTTGTAATAGATGTCTAAAGTGTCCAACATGAGCTGCAGCGGTTGGATATTCCTTAACGATTAATTTACCTTTAGTCTTATCCTTAATCTTATCAATCTTTTTACTATACATTCTCTTAGAAAGATCAGGTATTTCCTTCATCGGAATGTTAAGGATGTTTGCATCTATTCTTTCTGCAATTCTTTCTTCACTCATTTCAAGTGTAATGTAAAGAACATTCTTATTCATCATAAGACTTGCACTTGCCATGTGACACATGAATAATGATTTACCAACACCTGTTCCTGCCAAACAAATGTTTAATGTTTTATTAGGGAGTCCACCTTTGGTGACTTTGTTGAAATATTCTAAATCAAATGGAAGTTTCTCTTCGTCTGTATGATAAAAATCCCATCTTCGTTCTTCATCTTCTAATACATCATGACCTATATGAGTATCAAAAGACACGGAAAGTGCATCCTTGAGAAGTTCGGGTATTTCGCCTGTAGACCTTTTTGATTTCTTGTCAATGACTTCGATACTGTCCATGACTGCAATATAGATTGCTCTATCTTTGCACCATTTTTCAGTTTCGTCAACCAACCAGTCTTGTGGTGTATCTTCTTTATTTTTACTAAGTTTATCAACAACTGCTTTTGATGTCTTGACAACTACTTCATTAAGCGAAGAATTATTGTCAAGATTTATGAGAAGTGCCTCAGTTGTTGGTGTTTTAGTATACTTATAGAAGTATGACTGTATTTCTGCAAATACAGTCTTTTCATCACTTTCAGCGAAATACTCCGACTTCAAGAAAGGAATTACCTTCCGTGAATATGTTTCATTCTGAATTAGATTCTTGAGTATCGTCTGTTCTAATCTCTGTTCCATAACTAAAATATTTGTTTGCTGCTTGTTCTAATTTTTCCATGACTTCTTTTGTAAAGAATTTCTCAGGATTGTTATTAATTGTCTTACCAAATTCTGTTTTACCATTTGGAAGTTCAACCCTTGTTGAAGACTTTTTAAAGATGTCAAATGCAAGTGCCATTTCTAATAAACCATAATGTCTATCAAGTCCTTTGTCATAAGTTAATCTGACATCGACTACTCTATTCTCTACGGTTAACCTAGATTTTGCGTTCTTGCAATGGATAATATTTCCAATGACCTGTGTTCCTTCTTTTTCTTTCTTCCTAGATAGATAAATGATAGACGAAGCTGCATACTTCAATCCACTACCACCACCCATTTCTTTCTGTGGGAACATAGAACCAATCACATCATATGTGTGATTAGTTACAATCATTGGAACTTTTGCACGACCTAGTTTTAAGGTAAGAACTCTAAATGTTCCTTTAACAATTTGAGCTCGAGTCATATCCTTAGTTTCCTTACCTGCTGCGGTATCCTCAATCTCTTTGGTTGTAGATAACATACCAAGTGAATCTATTACAAACATCATAGGTGGTCTTTTAGACTCTTCTGTTTCTAGATATTTGTCTAAGATACTTAACGATTGATTACGAAACTCTTGAACAGTAACTACTGGAACAATTATGACTCGTTTAGAATCAATACCTCTTGATTCAATCATATCTTTTGATAATGCAGATTCACTCTCAAAGTAAACAACTGCAGCTTTGGGATTATCCTCAAGGAACTTTTGACAAATTCCTAAGGCAAAATAAGTTTTACCTGTTGCAGATTCCCCTGCGAGTGCTGTGATTTTGTTTGATGGTAGTCCACCGTATAGTGAACCACTTAGAAGTGCATTGAAAATGTATGATCCAGTATCAATAAATGAATCTACATCACCAGCTGCTACTCCATCGGAAACGAGACTTGCATATTCGTTTCCACTTGCCTTAACAAGGTCTTTTATAAATGACATATAACACCTCTCATAATGTATACTACTATTATAGTATATATTGTGAGTCCTGACTAGAGCGTTTCGTTATTTTTTCTTAGAATTGTTGTGAGGTTTTTTGGTGCCATTTGCAAGTGGTTCTTGATGATCAATCCACCTTTCTTCAAGCATGGTCTTAATTGCTTTTATCTGAACTTCCGCACAGATTAAAAATATATAAAGTATTCCAATCAATACAAAGTATACTATGTCTACATTAGTAAAGTCCATTATTCTGGCCCCTGTCCGTTCTCTATAAGATACTTCCTGTTTTCTAAATGACCCTTTTTAATATCATCTTTACTTTGTCCATGATATGGAACTGCATGATGTGCTTCGATGGCCATGTCGTTCCAACATTCTGTCTTATCAGGATTATATAGATTGCCTAGTATTCTCCCAAATTTACCTTTTGATGAACTTTCAACAAGTATGTAATCATATTTTTCAACCCAATCTACTAAAAACTGTTTTGCAAGCTTTCCAAATTTCTTCTCTACTTTGTCTCTTGTTCTGCTTTCTGGCGTGTCAATACCAACGAGTCTTACTCGACCTTTTTGAAAGAAGTTGAAGCCTAGGTCTAACATCACATCAATAGTGTCACCATCGACAACTCTCAATACTTTAGCTTTATATATAAATGGATTCATAACATACTCAATTCTATTTATTGAAAAAACCATCCAGTGATGCAAATTGGTTTTTTCCAGTAACATACTCTATAAATTCATTTTCCGAACCACCCATCAAGAACAATGTATTCCAATTAGTAGTCCCATCTTTATTAAGACGATACCAGTGATTTATATTTCTATCCTCTCTATATTTCTTCATAGAATGATTATCAGTATTCCATGCGTTTTTAACAGACCAGTGAACACCCTCTACGATATAGTCAACACCATCGGGTCTGAGTGAATCTCGGCCAACGAAAACTATATTATCCGTCAATTTAGTATTGATGTAGTCCTCTAGTAGTTTTCCGACATTTTGTTGGAAATTTCTAACTCTTTTAGAGGTATCTATCTCATCTTTGGTGAATACCATTTCAACTAAATTATCCAAAGAAACTGTCCAGTGATGCAACAGGTTCTACATTCCAATCAATTAAGTTAATAACCGCTTTCAATGGTTCAATGAATGCTTTATCAAACTGTTTATCATAATCAATAAACCGTCTTAAATCTAATTCATGTGGTAAAACACTCATAAATGAGATAACATTCTCATTTAATGTGTTCGGTATTGTTAGATATGCAAAATGAATCTTATCTCCACTCTTAATCAATTCATATCGTTTATCAATGTTCTTCTGAACTAACAAGTGGTTAAATAACAACGAACCTCTAACATGAATCGGTGTTCCTTTACCGTAGATATGTGTTGCATCGGAATACTGTTTTAGATTATTACAAGTTCTTGGTGATGCAATCTCTTCGGGTGGTAAATTCCTAAACTCTTTCCGTGCAGTCTCTACGAAATCCCATAACACTGATTCATCTTCGGTCATAACCAATTT